GGCAGGAGTTCTGCCTTCGAGACATGCTGCGCGTGGACGGAAAAGGAAACTGGGTTCGCAAAACTAACCTGATATTAGTTGCTAGGCAGAATGGCAAGACTCACCTAACTCGAATGCTGATCTTGGCTCATCTCATCAAGTGGGATAGCCGCAATATCATTATTGCTTCATCTAATCGCTCGATGGCACTAGATACCTTTCGTCAGGTGGCCACAGTCTTTGAGTCTAACGAGAACTTGATGCAGCTAGTCAAACAGATCAGATATGCCAACGGTACTGAGTCGATCGAGATGAAAGATGGCCGCAGACTTGATGTAGTAGCTGCGACTCGTGATGGCGCTCGCGGTCGATCGGCCGATGCGCTGTTCCTTGATGAAATCCGCGAATGGTCAGAGGATGGGTATCGGGCAGCGATGCCGGTAACTCGCGCTAGGGCTAATGCGCACACTTTCCTAACTTCTAACGCTGGCGATGCCTTTAGCGCAGTACTTAACCAGCTGCGAGAACGAGCATTAGATAATCCGCCTAAATCTTTTGGTTATTACGAGTACAGCGCTCCCCAATACTGCAAGATCGATGATCCCAAAGCCTGGGCACTTGCTAACCCTGCACTTGGCTATTTAGTAACTAAAGAAACGCTAGAGGAGTCAGTTGCTACTTCTCCGATAGAAAATACTCGAACAGAGCTGCTCTGCCAATGGATCGACTCCCTAAGCAGCCCTTGGCCGCATGGAATTCTTGAGGAGACTAGCGATAGCGAATTGCAGATACCGCCTGGCGGATACACAGTCTTTGGCTTTGATGTATCGCCTTCTCGCCGCAATGCTTCACTAGTTGCCGGTCAATTACTCCCCGATGGGCGAATAGGTGTTGGCATATTGCAGACTTGGGAAAGTGCAGTCTCAGTCGATGACTTACGGATTGCAGCGGATATCAAGGGCTGGGCGGATCAGTTTCGGCCGCGTCAAATTTGTTACGACAAGTATGCAACCGCCTCAATTGCTGAAAGATTAACTAATGCTGGCTGCATTACTCAAGATGTATCAGGCCAGCAGTTCTATCAGGCATGCGGAGATTTACTTAATGGCCTGATTAGCCACAAAGTAGTTCACAATGGTCAGGCTAACTTGATCCAGCAAATGAATAACTGCGCAGCTAAAGTAAACGATGCTGCTTGGCGAATAGTTAAGCGAAAGTCTGCTGGCGATATATCTGCGCCTATTAGTTTGGCGATGGTTGTATCGATGTTAATGAAACCACAACAGATAGCGGCTATATACGCAGAATGACCTACATCTAGTGTATAATTACGGCCTATGGGTATATTCTCGCGTAAGCCACAAGTTATTCAAGCGCAAGAAGCGCCTCAGATCATGGCCGACAGTTTTTACGGCTACAACAATTACTTTCCTGCGTTAGTATCCCGCCAGCAAGCACTTAGCGTTCCAGCCATTAAACGATGCCGCGATCTAATTGCAGGAACTCTTGCCTCTGTGCCTTTAGAGTATTACAAAAAGTCAACCGGCGAAAAGATTGCTGCACCTCGATGGGTAGAGCAACCTTCTAAGCATCAACCATTATTCGAGACCTTATATTTTACGTTAGACAGCCTCCTCATGTTTGGTCAGGCCTTCTGGGTCATTACCGAGGTCTATAGCGAGGATGGCAGAATGGCTCGCGCCAACTGGGTTGCCAATACTCGCGTAGGTTTTATTACTGATCCAGCAACTAATTTCGTTACGCAGTACAACATCGATGGAAAGCCAGTACCGATGTCTGGCCTTGGCTCACTTATTACATTCCAAAAGGATGAGGGCATCCTAGGTATAGGCGCAAGAACTATTCAATCCGCGCTCGATGTACAACGCGCTGCTGCTATAGCTGCTGCAACTCCCCAAAGTTCTGGCATAATCAAGAATTCCGGTGCTGACCTGCCGCCATCTGAAATAACAGCGCTATTAGCTGCTTGGAAGCGCGCTCGTCAAAATAACGCAACTGCTTATCTGACTTCTACTCTTAATTATGAGTCAACTTCATTCTCACCTAAAGATATGCTCTACAACGAGGCGATACAGAACCTAGCAACAGAATGCGCCAGACTTTGCTCAGTTGATCCTTATTATGTCTCTGCTTCACAAAATACAACAATGACTTATGCCAATGTGCAAGATGAGCGCAAGCAGATGGTCGCGCTAACTTTGCAGCCTTACGCATCGGCAATCGAAGCCCGACTAAGCATGGATGATATATCTACTGCCGGTCATTATGTAAAATTCAATCTTGACGATACATTCTTGAGAACAGAACCAATGGAAAGACTGCTAGTTCTAGAAAAGATGCTGGCACTCGGACTAATTACAACTGAACAGGCAATGGAAATGGAAAGTTTATCTCCTAACGGAAATGGCGAATAATGGAAACTCTATACATTGAAGCATCATCGATCGAGTGCAATGAGGATCGCCGCGAAATCTCTGGCAAGATCGTTCCACTTGGTACAGGCGAGGTTGGCAATACAAACCTTGGCGCTTATACCTTCGAGGTTAACTCTATTGAGATCGGCGATGTAAGTAAGATTAAACTGCTATCGCAACACGATATGAAAAAGCCTATTGGCCGAATGACTGCTGCTGAGACACGCGCAGATGGCATCTACGCAACCTTTAAGTTAAGTCGCTCAACAAGCGGTAACGATGCTCTAGTTATGGCGCAAGAAGGCCTAGTAACTGGCCTGTCTATTGGCGCAGAGATCATCTCGGCAAAGCCATCTCGCGATGGCCACACAGTCGTATCAGCGGCTAAATTAAAAGAAGTTTCTCTAGTAACAGAGCCAGCCTTTAAGTCTGCTCAAATACTAGAGATCGCAGCAGAGGAAATTATCCCTGCTGAAGAAACCAAAACAGAAAGCGAGACAGTCGTGGAAGAAACCACTCCAGTCGAAGCAACACCGGTAGAAGCTGCGGCTGTAGAAGCTGCTCGCCCTACTATTACAGCAATGGCTTATTCCAAGCCACGCTTTGATTTCTCTGCTCCAAAGCAGCTAGAAATGACTATCAAGGCATCACTTGGATCAGATGAGGCTCGTGAATATGTTCGCGCTGCTGCTGATACAACAGACAATGCTGGTCTTATCCCAACACGCCAACTAACAACCGTCATCAATGGACTTGCTAATAACACTCGTTCAGCGATCGATGCTATCTCAACAGGCGTATTGCCTGATGCTGGAATGTCTTTCGAGATCCCAAAGATCACAACACTTCCAACAGTTGCAGAGACAGCAGAAGCCGGTACACCATCTAACACAGATCAGGCTTCATCATTCGTAACAGTATCGGTCAAGAAGTATGCTGGACAACAGCAATTCTCTGTCGAACTATTTGATCGTTCATCACCACTATTCATTACTGAATTGATGAACAACATGGCCGCACAATACGCAGCCGCAACAGACAAGGCTGTTTACACAGCACTAGCTTCTGGCGCAACTGCTGATGCAACAACACTAACAACTTATCCAACAGCCTCAGAGTTGCTTGGCTTTGTATCTCGTGGCGCTGCATCTGTTTACACAAACACACAAGGCTTTGCTCGCAATATCTTGGCAAACACTAGCCAATGGGCAAACCTCATGACACTAAATGACTCAGGCCGTCCAATCTACATGGCTGCACAACCACAGAACGCTGGCGGCGTAGTACGTCCAGACAGCATTCGTGGAAATGTTGCCGGTCTTGATCTCTATGTTACTGCAAATGTTCCAACAGCAAACGACACAGACAAAGATGATTCAATGCTAATCATCAACCCAACTAGCTACACATGGTACGAATCACCAACTTACCAGCTTCGCGCTGATGTAATTGCTTCAGGTGAAATCCTCGTTGCTATGTACGGCTACGGCGCGATCGCAACCAAAATCGGTGCGGGTGCGTTCGGTATCAACAAGACCTGATAGAAACCCATTAAGTCGCTGGCGGGATAGTGCCCTTCTATCCCGCCAGTCTTTAGGAAGGATCACATGAGCGTAACAACAGTCGCAACTCTTAGAACTGCTCTCGGCGTAGGCACACTCTATACAGATGCTGTTCTACAGTCAGTCTGCGATGCAGCAGATGATGTTATGTTGCCTTTCCTATTTATTAACGAGACTTACAACGTTGCACACAGCAACACAACTACAGAAGGCACTCTTTACTTTAACCAGCGAGTAAACGATATATTTTATGTTGGACAGAGCGTAGTCATAACTAAAAATGGCACACCTTTTAATGGCACAAAAACGCTTACGGCAGTCGATGTTCAGACAATTACCTATGCAGTAACTGGCTCTCCTGCTGAGACTGGTTACCATCCAGTAGTTCCACTAGGCATAGTCTCTGGCACAACTCAAACAGATTACACAACGATCGATGCAGTCAAGCAAGCATCTCTACAAATCTGCGAGGCTATCTGGCAAGCGCGCCAAGCTCCAAGCGGTCAGGGCATGACAGTCGATGGCTTTGCACCTAGCCCGTTCACAATGTCTAACACTTTGCTGGCTCGCGTTCGTGGGCTTCTCGCGCCTTACCTATCGCCTTATGCGCAGATCGGTTAGCCATGACAGCAGCGATCTCAACACTTCGCGCCACTATTGCAGCAGCTCTAGTCGATAACACACTCTGGTCAGTATTTAGTTTCCCACCAGCAACGCCTATTGCCAACAGCGTAGTTCTTTCACCGGCTGATCCTTATGTAACTCCTAATAACAATAGTTACAACACGATTGCCCCGCTTGCTAATTTTAATATAAATATATTCGTGCCTTTACTAGATAACGAGGGCAACCTAAACGGAATTGAGGAGATGCTAGTTGGAGTGTTTAACAAACTGGCAGCATCCTCTATCGTCTATAATGTAGGAGACGTAAGCGCACCTAGCGTTCTCGCCTCTGCATCAGGCGATTTACTTACTTGCTCCCTGCAAGTATCAGTTCTAACGAGTTGGAGTTAACCATGAATGAATGGGAAAAAGAACAAGCAGAGTTCCTGATCAAGATTGGTCAGACTCCTGCGACACCAGCACCAGCACCTAAACAAGCAACTAAGAAAGATGAGGAATAACCAAAATGGCAGTATTTCTAAATAATGGAGTAGTGGTTACTGTTAACTCGGTTGACCTCTCTAACCATGTTACTTCAGTAACGCTAAACAGAACTTTCGATGAACTCGAAGTCACAGCGATGGGCGATAGCGGCCACAAGTTCGTCAAGGGCTTGGAAGCATCATCTGTAACTCTTGACTTCCTAAACGATACAGCTTCTGCAAATGTCCTAGCGACACTTCAGGCTGCCTGGGGTACATCAGTAACAGTAACCCTAAAGCAGACTTCAGCAGCTACATCAGCGACTAACCCACTTTACACAATGACTTGCCTAGTCAACAACACAACCGATATTAACGGCGCAGTTGCAGACCTCGGTACACAGTCAGTAACCTGGACAGTCAACGGCACAGTAGTAATCACCACTTCCTAATAACTAACTAAGGGGCAAAAGATGGCAAAACTAAAGGTAACAAGGGCAGATGGAAGCGTTAACGAGTACCAGATCACTCCGGCGATTGAGTACGCCTTCGAGCAATATGCAAAGAAGGGTTTCCACAAAGCCTTTAGAGATGATGAAAAGCAGACCGATGTATATTGGCTCTGCTGGGAAGCAATCCGTCGTTCGGGTGAAACTGTAAAACCCTTCGGGGAGTCTTTTCTAGATACATTGACGCGAGTCGAGGTTCTAGACGATGACCCTTTGGAGTAACGCGGGAGTCCTTCACCTATCTCGTAGCGAGACTATCGCTTGAGACAGGACTCTCGCCTCAAACTTTAATCGAACTAGATCACACAATGTTCAGGACTTTAATCCAAGCCCTGAAGGATAGAGCGAAGGAGCAGAGCGATGCCAGTCGAACTAAAAGGCGCTGATAAACTTCGCAAAGCCCTAAGACAATTTGAGCCTGACCTAGCCAAGGCACAGACTAAAGAAATGTCGGCTGCACTAAAGCCGATCACTAACAAGGCGCGCGGCTTTATGCCAGCGTCAGACCAGCAGTTATCAGGTTGGACTAAAGCTAGTTCGTCAACAGAGACAACTAACTATCGCCATTTTCCTAAGTACGATCAGACAGAAGCAAAGCGCGGAGTTAAATACTCAACGAGCCCTTCAAAGCCTAATAAGCGTGGTTTCGTATCGCTTGCCCGTATTATTAACAGCTCAGCCGGTGGAGCAATATACGAAACAGCAGGCCGATTAAATGTGCAAGGCCGCCCGCCAGGCGGCATGGTCAAAGTAGTTTATCCGCGCCACGAGAACTTTGGCAAGATGATACCGAACAGCGATAAAACAACCTCAGCAAGCCTTAATCCTAACGCGGGTAAACAATTTATTGCTCGCGCTAATTCTCTTGCTGGCCTAGTAAATGCTCGGCCACGACAAGCAGGACAGGCTGGCAGGGCAACACGCAAAATGACTGGCCGTGTAATCTTCAAAGCATTTGCAGAGGATCAAGGCAAAGTTACTGCTGCTGTTATTAAAGCAATAGAAAACTCAGCAGGTAAGTTCAGATCAAGAACGGATGGCAAATAATGGCTGATCTAAAGATAGATATTGCCTCGGTATTTTCTGGCAAGAAGGCTTTTGCCGATGCTAGTAAATCAACCCTTGGTTTGAATAAGCAAGTCAACACACTTGCTAAATCTTTTTTAGGTTTATTTACTGCGCAACGCTTGGCTAGAGCTGGATTTAATGCTGCTAAAGCCTTTGCCGCAGATGATAAAGCAGCGCGTGTTCTAAGTCGATCATTAGATAACCTTGGCTTGTCCTTTGCTGATCCAGCAGTTAAGACCTTTATATCTGATCTAGAAAAGCAATTTGGCGTCCTCGATGACCAACTTCGTCCGGCGTTTCAGAGGCTATTGACCACGACGGGTTCAGTAGCCGAGGCACAGAAACTCCTTACAACCGCGCTAAATCTTTCTGCCGCAAGCGGCGTAGATGTTGTAACCGTTTCGGGAGATTTGAGCAAGGGTTATGTAGGGCAGACACGAGCTCTTGCTAAGTACGGCATAGGACTAACTCAGGCACAACTCAAGTCTATGTCCTTTGAGCAAGTTCAAGCGCGGATAAACGATTTATTTGCTGGACAGGCTGAGAATGCTGTAAATACTTACGCTGGATCATTTGATAAATTAAATGTAGCAGCCGCTAACGCTTCAGAGACTATTGGCAAAGGCTTGATAGATGCTTTAAGTATTTTAGGCGGCGGCGGCACTAGTGGATTTGATAATATAATTGGAAAAATAGATAGAGCTTCTAATGCCATGGCTTCATTTGCCAGAGGAACTGCTACAGCGTTTAAGGTTTTAGATACAGTACTCAACTTACAATTTACTCGTATCCCAGGCATATTTGCTAAACCTGCTTCCAAGGCAACTATCACGCCAGCAGTTGCAGCAGAACTTAACAAAGCAGCAGTAGAAAAGGCTGCACTAAAGCGCAGCAAAGAACAGTCGGCACTTCTAGCAAAGAACACTAAAGCCATCAAAGAACAGACAGCGCTACAAAAGGCTGGAACTTTATTCGATGCTGAACAGACTGCAATCGTGGCAGCCCTTAAAGGCAAGATAAGCGATGACGAGCGCAAGCGCTTAGAACTGCAACTAGCGCTATTGACCGGCAACACAGCAGAAGCATCTAAACTTGCTGGCGAAATTGGCAAGGCACAAGGACTAAGCGCTGGACTAATTGCATTCCTCAAAGACTTGCCTAAGGCTGATAATCCGTTCTCAGGCTGGAAAACTTATCTAGATGCCATCGAGGCACAGGTCAAAAGAATTGCAGTAGGCGGAACTACTGGCGGCGGCACAGCCGCAGTAACCGGCACATCGATGTCTAACGGCAACGGACTGTTCGATCCAACAGACTTCTTACCTGCAACTCCAGGTGGGCAACTAGGCGCAGGGTTCACTCCTGCCACAACAGTTGTAGTCAATGTTGCTGGATCTGTAGTCTCAGAAGGTGAACTGGTAGATGCAGTACGCAACGGCTTAATTAACAGCTCATTAAGCGGAGCAGGTTCTCTCGTCGCTCGTCGTACAGGTACATTCGCCACACTATGACCCTTCCTGCTGATGTAACTGTATCCTTCGACTTTAGCAGCGGAGCGACTTTCGGCTTCCCGCTAACACTAGGAGATGCTAAATACGGCTTACTTGGCACAGGAACTTTGGCTGCTTCCAGCCCAGCAGAGCCAGTAGTTGATTTAACTCCCAGCGTTCGATCGATCAGCATTCGCCGAGGCCGCAACATTATGCGCGATACCTATGAGGCTGGCCAAGCAACTATTAGAGTTTATGACTCTGACGGTTCTTGGAATCCACAGAATGTAAACTCAATCTATTATCCATTCTTAACCCCGCTTCGTAAGCTGCGCGTTGCAGCAACCGTAGGCGGAGTCAGTTACTTTCTATTCTCAGGCTATACAACAGACTATAAGTACACTTATGATCAGAGCGAGAATATCGGCTATGTGGACATTATCTGCACAGATGCCTTTAGACTTATGCAACAGGCAACGGTTACGACAGTTGCAGGGGCTACGGCTGGACAAGCTACTGGCACACGCATAGGCAAGATACTTGATCAAGTCTCATGGCCTACGAATATGCGCTCAATAGATACCGGCGATACATCCTGCCAAGTTGATCCTGGCACTTCTCGCACTTCCCTCGATGCACTAAAGAATGCAGAGTTCTCCGAGCAGGGCGCATTCTTTATCAACAGCTCAGGCACAGCAGTATTCTTAAGCCGCACTAATGTAATCAAGAAGTATGGCGTTACTCCTATTGAGTTTGATCAGACAACTGGCATTCCTTACACAAACCTAGTATTCGCATTTGACGATAAGTTAATCATTAACAGCGCAGGAATGACGATCGTAGGCGGCACACAGCAAGTAGCCGAGGATGCAACTTCTATCGCTAAATACTTCTCGCACCAACTTAATGAGTCAAACCTAGTAGCCCAGACTAATGCTGATGCCCTAAATATCGCCAAGATATATGTAGCAACTAGAGCCGAGACTACGATCCGCATTGATGCTATGACTGTTGATCTACTAGACCCAGATGTACCAACTGCCACAATGCTGGCCTTAGATTACTTCTCAAACCTAAAGATTACGAATGTGCAGCCAGATGGCTCTACTATCGTTAAGACACTACAAGCGCAGGGACTTGACTGGAATATAACGCCAAACTCCATGAAGGTAACTGTTACAACACTTGAACCAATAGTAGAAGGCTTTATCTTAGACTCTGCTATATCAGGTATAATCGGCACTAACATATTGGCGTATTAGGAGAAAATAGATGGCAACATTTCCAAGCAAGGTAAATTATGTTACCGGCGATGTCTTAACCGCGACCAATATGAACGATATCGGCGGGGCTATTAACCTGCTAGATGGCGCGCAATACTCGGCTGGCAAGAATAAGATTATCAACGGTGATTTTAGGATCAACCAAAGAGCATTCACAAGCACGACAACATCTGCTACTTATGGCTTTGATCGATGGCGCAACACAGTAAGCGGCGGAACTGTTACCTATTCAGCACAAACATTCACAGCTGGAACTGCGCCTGTTACTGGTTATGAAGGCATCAACTATGCCCGTTTAGTTACAGTTTCACAGTCTGCCAGTTCTGATCGAGCAGTATTAAATCAACTGGTTGAGGATGTGCGCACTTTATCTGGTACAACTTCAACTATTTCATTTTGGGCTCAGGCGGGTAGCGGTACTCCTAAGATAAATGTAGTCTTAAATCAAAACTTTGGCACAAGCGGTTCAGCGAGCGTTAATGCTCCAATACCTACTGCACAGACAATTACTACCTCTTGGGTCAGATACTCATTCACAATAGCAATTCCTAGCGTTTCAGGTAAAACAATAACATCAGATAGCCGATTGAATGTTCAAATCTATGTCTCAGATGGCGGAGATCAATCTACAGGAGTAGGCGCGCAGAATAACACTTTTAATATATGGGGCGTTCAATTAGAGGAAGCCGATACTGCTTCACCGTTTCAAACTGCAACTGGAACTATTCAGGGCGAATTGGCTGCTTGCCAGCGGTATTACGTGCGTTTAGGTGCTGCTAGCGGTTTAACGACCGCCGCCTATGCAACCTATGGAAACGGTTACACAACTTCAACAACAAACGCAACTATTCCAGTTCAGTTACCAGTAACAATGAGAATTGCACCGACCTCCGTTGATTATTCTGGTTTAGGCATAATTAACACATCTAGCACTTTAATAGCGGTTAGTGCCGTAGCGATTAACAGTTCAAACAATTCAAACAACAGGGCACACGTCGAGGCAACTACAACAGGGGCAACAGCAAACGTTTACCAAACGCTAGAAAATAACAACTCAACTTCAGGCTATATTGGCTTTAGCGCGGAACTATAGGAGATGACTATGGATAACGTAACTTTTATTACAGATGAACAGGACGTAGAACACGCAATTATTGACCGCGGCAACGGCGAATTTACGTCAATGACTAAGGCTCATTATGAGGAACTGCAAGCGGCTGAGGCAGATGAAGCCAAGACTAAGTAAGGCAGCAGCCCAACTCAGAGAGCAGTTTGATGACTCTTTCAGCGATCGTGATCGTACCTCGGACGGCTGGATCGGTGATAGTCGGCACTCAGCTCGTAAGTCTGACCATAATCCAGATGGCCAAGGCTGGGTTCGTGCCATTGATGTTGACCGCGATCTATCCGGCAAAGCTAAGCCCGACCTCATGCCCGATGTGGCAGATCAACTTCGTATCCTTGCAAAGTCTGATAAACGCATCTCGTACATTATCTTTGCAGGAAAGATTGCCAGTTCTAAATCGCTATGGCGTTGGAGAACTTATACAGGAATTAACAAGCACGATCATCATTGCCATATATCTTTCAGTAGCAAAGGCGATGAGGACAGTTCGTTCTTTAATATCCCACTACTAGGAGCAACTAAATGAATATGAAGCACCCAGCAATAATCTCTATTGGCGCATTCCTCTGTGTCTGGGGTACAACCTCTAACTTTGCATTAGATTATCGTGCCATCCTTGGCTCGATCGTTGCCGGTATATTTGGGTATGCCACTCCTAAAAAATGACCGCTCAAGACTATGCTGCTCTTGCAGTAGCGATCGCGACGGTTCTGGGTGGTGTTACTGCGATGCTCCAGTTCATGATCAAACACTATTTACAGGAATTGAAGCCGAATAGCGGATCATCGATGAAGGATGCTGTAAATCGTCTAGAGACACGCGTTGATAAAATCTACGAAATACTCTGCGATAAGTAACACTTATCCTATGGCACGCAAAAGAGTGATAGACCTTGAGGACTACTCAATGCTTGAAACTTATTGCATTGGGTTGAACGAGTACTGGAAAAGCCTAAAGAAGGCTGGCTTTGCTGACGATGTAGCTCTATGTCTGCTGCTAGAACCTTTGACTTATCCTGCCACGATCTTGCCAACTCCTAACTGGCTGCCAAACCTTCCCGACCGCATCCCCTATGACGATGACGATGAGGATTAACAATGAAGCGCACCGTAATAGTTCCAGACTTACAAGTCCCCTATCACGATGAAGTAGCAGTAAGAAATGTTGCAGCTTTTATTAAGGCGTACCGCCCTGATAGCGTCATTACATTGGGAGATGAAATCGATCTCCCACAGATCAGCCGATGGACAGAAGGCATGCCAGGTTGGTTTGAGCAGACACTTGGAGATGATCGAGACAAGACGGTAGAAGTTCTTTGGTCTTTGGTCGAGCATGCCAAGGAAGGACATTTAATAAGATCAAATCATACGGATCGTTTGTATAACGTGATTATGAAAAAGATACCGGCATTCCTAGCGTTGCCAGAGCTGCGCTTTGAGAAGTTCCTAAAACTCGATGAACTAGGTATCACCTATCATAAGAAGCCTTACGCCTTCCAAAAGGGCTGGGTAGCAGTCCATGGGGATGAGCAAGGCATTAACCCTAATGCGGGTCTCACAGCCCTTGGAGCGGCTCGTAGGCACGGTTTAAGCGTCATATGTGGACACACACACAGAGCAGGTCAGTCGGCCTTTACAGAGGCTTCAGGGGGCAAAATAGGGCGTATCCTGCGAGGCGTAGAAGGCGGGCATCTTATGGATGTTCGCAAGGCTGGCTATACCAGAGGCACAATGAACTGGCAACAAGCATTCGTTATCGTCGAGGACACGCAAGTAACGCTTATCAACCTAGAGAAGGATGGCACTTTCGTAGTAAACGGGCGCAGGTATGGACGATCTCGATAGCGATATTCGTCGCACAGTCGATGATGCAGTTGACGACACAGAACTGTTACCGTTTCGTTACCTAACACTCCGTAAATCTGTCTGATATTTATGCAACACTTATGCCAAGAAGCTGCGAAGGGCGCAGCAGAAGGGCAGTAAATGAGTACATTACAGTTAATTATCTTGGCTTCTTGGCTAGGAATGTTCTTTATCGGTTACAAGATAGGCCACAGAGATGGCTACATTGTAGGCCGCAAAGCAGTTCGCAAGCACTATCAGCAGCTTGATCAGGCCAGAGTATGAAGCATGCAGAAATCCTACAAAGTGCAACAGACCTTTATCAGGAGCGCGGATTGCATTACGGTCATCCAAGCGACAACATGGCTAGAGCCGCAAGGCTCATCAGCGCCTATCTGGAAATGCCGGTTGAGGATTATCAGGTTGCAGTTATGCTCACACTTGTCAAGATCGCCAGAACCATTGAAGATGCACAGAAGATCGACAGCTGGATCGATGGCGCTTCCTACCTTGGCATCGCTGGACAGTTAGCCACAGAGGAGAGTGAACTTTATGTTTAATCTTGAGGATTATGAGACAGTTGAAGATCGACTAGCAAAGTATTGGAAGGATCATCCTGATGGCAGAATTGATACTACGCTGGTTGAACACACGCTTCAGCGCTTTATCGTTAAAGCTGCTATATATCGAACTGAGGTGGATGGACAGGCTTGGACTACTGGCTATGCAGAAGAAACCGTCTCAACGAGAGGCGTTAACTCTACTTCTGCTCTTGAGAACTGCGAAACAAGTGCGATCGGTCGTGCATTGGCTAACGCAGGTTATGCGTCGAAAGGCAAACGCCCAAGCCGCGAAGAAATGGTAAAGGTTAAAACATCAGAGCCTAGGGGCTTCGCAGAAAAGTTAACCGAGAAGATCATTATGCCGGTCGAGGATGATCCTTGGAATGTTAAGGCTGTGCAACCTGCGCCATTAGCTGCTGAAGCGGTCGCATTGGTTCAGGAAGTCTTGGGCGCTACTACCATCGATAAAGACATTCCACAATGCAAACACGGTCAAAGAGTATGGCGAACAGGTAATAAGAACGGCAAAGCATGGGCAAATATGGGCTGTCCATTAACGCCACAGCGCCAGCAGACTTGGGCTGATATAGATAAATGCGATCCGATCTGGTACGTCATCGACAACAATGGCGCTTGGAAACCGCAGGAGGTCAGAGCATGAGCGGCCTACAGTTTATGAACCAAGACGGAGAATGGGAGTCATTCCCAAGCGATGATGAATTATATGCAAGAGCTAAGGCGCGTGAGATGCTAAATGCGCTACAAGTAAGGATATTATGCCACCTATGCAACGAGCCAGTTCCAAGTACAGAGTTATCATTCTGGGTAGAGGGCAAAGCATTAACCTGGTCATGCAAGAAATGTCATGCGGTTAATGAGTCAAAGCCGCAAGTATAGAGGCTTCCGCACAGAGCGGGTAGTCGCAGAATATCTGAAGCGCTGGTGGGATGGCGCTACGGTAGGTCGAGGTTCTGGGCGCGACATTCTCAATGTCCCGTTCGACTGCGAGGTTAAGGCGCGCACAGGACTCGATGTCTCAGGGACACTCCGCCAGATCGAGGCCAGGACAGCTAAAAGCGGGCTATTGGGGTTTGCTTGCTTTCGGCTAAATGGTCAAGGTGAGTCGCCACAGCATTATGTAGCGATGTTACGCCTTAGCGATCTGGTGGAGTTACTGATAGCTGCCGGTTACGAGAAGCGCAAGGATGTAATAGTAGAAGGCGATATTAAGCGTTGTGAGCAATGCGGAGAATGGACTATCAATGATCCCTGTAATTGGTGCGAGGATCAGTAATGCCGATCTATGAGTTTGAGTGTACTAACGATCGATGCGAGGCTAACCTGCGCTACGAGAAGGAGTTAAAAATAAATGAACCACACGATGTTGAATGCGGGTTCTGTCATGAACCGATGCGCAAGATATACAGCTCTTTCGGTATCTCGTTTAAGGGCAATGGCTTCTATTCTACGGATAAGTAAGTTATGCACAACTGTGGATAACTATGCCACAAGACTAACAATACGCTTACGACACGCCCACTTTATCCACATGCTTGACATGCCGAGTACACTCTTAGCAAGAGCCCCTCAAGGGCTCACGCCGCGACTGAAAGGCGCATCGCGGTGGGTTGCTAAAGTGTTAGTGGGAGTCCTATGTCTAGGCTTCGCCCAGCCAGCAGAGGCTCAATTAGATGCTACTAAATCACTTAAATACCTGGCTAATTATCAATTAACCTTTAAGCAATACAGCTGCCATAACCAGATAGTGTTTAGAGAAAGCACCTGGAAGATCGATGCAGTTAATGGATCACATTATGGCTACTATCAGATGCGTACTAAGGCTGTTAAAGATAAGCCTTATGACTATCAGTTCTGGATGTATTGGCATTATGTATCTAAGCGTTATGGCATTACCAAGTATGATGAGCCTGACTACTGTAAGGCACTACATCATCTAAAGATTAAAGGTTGGCAGTAATGGCAAAGCGCGGTGATCCTAGATTAAGTAGAGATTACAAGGCGTTTAGATTACGGGTACTAGCTAGAGATCAATGGTCTTGCTTCTATTGCCAGCAACCGGCAACTACAGTCGATCATATAATCCCAGTTAGCAAAGCGCCTGATCTAGTAGTCAATTATGAGAACGCAGTTGCCTGTTGCCAGAGTTGTAACAGTAAAAAAGGATCGCGTAATCAGGGCGTTTTTTTAGGTAGGCAGTCTAC